AGCTTTATAACATTGGATGTTTTTACTCTCCTGTTTACTTTAACAATAGAACTGATAAACTCGCCAATTCCTCCTGCCACCTCTGAAAGAGATGTGCCCGCAAACAATGCAGCTGCCCACCCGGCAGCCACAGCGCCTGCAGTTGCTAGGGGTTTTGCTGCCGCGGTCACACCACCAGCAACAGTAAGAGTAGTATCAACCACGCGATCAATGGCGTCACTCTCTATTGTAATTCTATCACCACTTGTATGCACGGCATTGGGATTGGCTGCCAGGGCTGCAGCACCCTCTCTAGAAAATTCCCGAGCAATAATGGTAAACTGAACTGAGTGTAATTGTTGTTGTAATGCTTGGCCACTGGCAGTTCCTATGCTGGGCGGATACGACAACATCATTTTCGGGGGTGGTTTATAAGCCGCAGCCGTGGTAGCTGAGCCCGTGTCTGTAGTGGTTGTTGTCGCGGCTGTATTAGCGCCTGTTTCTGCCATTAGATCATCTCCCTAGAATCTCGGTGTACTTTTGCCGCTGATGCTTTTTGGAAATTATCGACGGGCAAAAAGATAGCCGCTTTCCAATCTTGTGGATTAACTTTCAAGAATCTAGACTGCATTTGTGATGATAGATATCGCTTAGTACATACTTTGACTTCTGGAAATCTAGAAGCACTCTTTAGCATGTCCCAATTGTATCGCATCTTAGAATCGGCTGTCAATGTTTTATCGTTTGATGTTTCAAGTAGTTTGCCGAGCAATTGTGCCCGCAAGCCAAATGGTAGATAATGTAGATTCATTCCAACAAATCCGCCCGGCGATGGCTCGATAGGAAGACACAATGGAAATCTATCGTAGTATGGTAAGGTGTTTTTGTGTTTTGGGTTGTATGCAAAAAGATACATCTGTCCAAACTCTACCTTATTTGCAAACTCGCCTATATCAGACTGCAATACACTACCCGAGGAGTTAATACCCTTGGCGACAGTGCCTACTTGCTTCATGTACCAGTCGAAACTTTTCTTCTGGTCACCGGCGTTTGCTCGTATCTGTTGAAATGGATTGCTCATGACATTATTTATAAGAGATCCCTAGCTCTTTCTCTGTGATTATCTTAAATTCTAAGTTTCTATCTAAACAAAATTCTCGGGCAGATTTCCACTTTGCTTCATTGACTGCAAACTGTGCAACCTCGTTAAGGAATCTCTTGGTCTTCCTCTTGGGTATAGGAGGTGGTCTAGTATATCTATCTGGTTTAACTTCAATAAGGTACTGCTTTCCATTAACTTTGATATAGAAGTCTATAAAATATCTATGTACTTTATTGTCCATCGGTGAGCGATATGGTACCACTACCTCCTCTGAATTCCACTCGGTAACATCAGAGTTTCTGTCACACCAATTCATAAATTTTACTTCATACCCAGACCTATACACGATCTTCGTTACATCACCCCGATATTTTACAGGGTTTTTCGGATTAAATCGCCCCTGGTGGAGATTTTTCGTATAGGTCATATAAATACTCTTATAAGCAGTTCAACAGTTATTTATACTGAGAGAAATAAGATGGCAAAAACTGATACTGATACCAGCCCCGCTGAGTCAGACGCCTCGAAAAAGAAAAAGACCGTATTCAGTCTAAATGATATGGTATCACATGTTAGGCGCAATGACTTAACACGAGCTAATCGATTCGCTTGTTATATCAACGGTCCAAGGGGTATCGATGCAGACGAGCGCGAGATGTCCATGATGGTTGAAGAAGTTGCTGTTCCTGGATTGAATCTTACATACACTCCCGTTAAAATTGGTCCATGGACAGAGAACCGAGTTTCCAACATGGAGTTTTATGGTGATACTGCTGCAATAACATTCTTGACTGATACAGACTGGAATGCCAGACAATACTTTGAATCATGGATGAAAGAAATAGTAGATCCCGTGACGAAAGAAGTGAAGTTCTATGGAGACTACACTGGCGAGATAACAATATACTCACTCAACCGACAAGATGAAATCATAGGTGAGTGGACTTTACATGAAGCATTTCCAAGAATTCTGTCGTTGACTCCACTGGGTCATTCGGCGGGCGAGGGAGTAGCAAGAATGACAGTTACATTCTCATTCCTCAAATGGAAACCAGGCGAGAAGGGAGATAGGAGAAGTCTTCTTGGGCAGATTCTTAATCTTAGATTTGGAACACTTGAAGGACAACTTAAAAACAGCATCAAAAATACAATTGACGATTTGGTAGATGATACAATTGATAAAATATTTTAACCTAGGAGCATATAATGGCTATACCACAAAGTGATCAACCCCTTTTTGATATTGAGATTCTATCAAGACAGAAGAAGTTTAAGTTTAGACCCTTTCTAGTAAAGGAAGAAAAGATACTCGTACTAGCAACACAGTCGGAAGATATGGCTGATCTTATAGCTGGCATACAGCAAGTGATAACAAACTGTTCCTTTGGAGAAGTACAGGGTGATGAACTACCCGTGTTTGACTTGCAGAAGGTCTTCATTGATCTTAGATCACAGTCAATATCACCCGTGTTCGGTGTAAACTTTACATGTGGATACTGTGATGAGATAACACCCGGCGAACTTGACTTGCGGGATTTCGAGATTCAACAAAGCAAAGGTCATCAGAATCCTATCAAGATAAGCGATAAGAGACAGTTGCAAATGAGCTATCCATCCGCGCTTGATTTAGTTACTCTCGGCGGCGCGGAACAGCTTACCGATATATATGATGCCGCAGCAAATTGTCTTTTGGAGATACACACCGAAGATGAGATTATCAACTGTTCCGAATTATCAGTAGCAGAAAGATTGGAGTATATAGAGAACATGTCATTGAAGGAGTTTGAAAATGTTAAGAACTTCTTTGAGACTATGCCAGTATTAGAGCATGAAATTAAATTTACATGCCAGAACAAAGAATGTCTGAAAGAAAGTTCTTTTTACATGAATGGGTATTTAGATTTTTTCGTCTAGCCCTCTCCCACGAAACATTGGAGAACTTCTTCAAGACCAACTTTCTATTGATGCAAGAACATAATTATTCATTGACAGAAATAGAAAGTTGGATACCTTGGGAGAGGGAAGTGTATGTCGGTATGTTAATCGACCACCTCAAGAAAAAAGCAGATAAACAGAAACACTAAAGAGAGATAAGAAAATGGGATTTAAATCAGCGACCTTTACCGGTATAAAAACTGCATTTCCAGCAATAGGGCGTGGTGCACGTGCTGCCTTTACCAGAGGAAAAGGTATCGTTGGCGGTCTCTTGAAAGTGCCCGGCAAGGTAGTGAAAACTGGTCTTGTTGGCGCTGGTGTGCATAGTCTTGCCCGTGATGGTGATGAAGAGGGACAACAATCAGGTGGTTTTGGTGATCTAGTGGGTGCTAATATGGCATCATCTAGCCCAGCGATGGGTGGAAATGTAATCGGCCAAGGGAGATTTCCCGGAGCAAAGTCCGCAGAGAATAATGGAAAAAATAGTACAGTCAATCGAACTGCACTTGAGTCTAGTTCCGAAAATCTAAACGACCTCGAACGTGAGTTAGTAGAGATTAAAGAAGAACTCAAAGAGATTAATGCAAAGACTGTAACACAAAAGGTAGATAAACCAAGACCCGCATCAGAAGAATCAATTAAAGCTGGATTTGGTTCTAAACTAGGTGGGCATGGCAAGGAGGCTGCTAAGGGAGGTGTGCTTGGATTAGCTGGCATGAGCGCGTTGATGATGTCAATGGGTCTGTTAACAGACGCAACAAAAGAGGCAACGGCGAAAACTGCGAAGGGCTCGCTAACGCCTGAAGAAGCGGTTAGTAATTTTGATGATTCACCCTTTGTCGATCCATCAACAAAAGTTGACGCACTTGAAGTTACAATGGCAGGCAGACTTGCTAGTAGTGTCACAAAAAACGCAAGAACTACGGGAACCGCTCTGAATACAGCAGGTCAAGTAATTAAGACAGTCGCTAAGCCTGTAGCAGCCGTGACAGCCAATGTTGCTACTAGAGTAGCGACAAATCCTACTCTAGGTCGTTTAGCTCCCGCACTTACCGGCGCGGCGGCCAATGCCCTGGATGGATCTATTGGCAAGAGCGCAATAGGAGCGATAGTCAAAAAAGCAGTAGCTAGTAACATCCTGAAGATGGGTGCAAAAGCTATTCCATTCGCTGGTGCCGCAGTGTCAGCTGGATCTGCTTTATGGCGGTGGTGGCAAGACGATAAGGTCGGTGCTGCAATTGACCTCGCGGGTGCCGCGGGGGCACTCGTACCAGGGATTGGCACCGCTGTTTCAATAGGAGCGATTGCTAGTAACTTAGCAAGAGATGTATACCAATCAATTGATTGGAGTGATAATATCGATCCTAACAATCCACAAAATCATTATCCCGATGCCGACATCGAGTCTGGGAGAGCGACTAGAGCAGAAGTAGATGAAAGAATGTTATATATTAAAGATATAGCAATCGCACAGTTGACTGAGGCAGCATCGAGATTTGGTGAAAGTGATAGTGATAGTGATGCACCACAACTTGAAGGTCAACAGGGCAATAGTGGTGCATCATCATCAATAGAAGATGGTGGATTAGCGCCGCCTGTATCTTCTCCCCAACGAGTTTCTGGAACAAACAGGAGAAACCGAAGAGGTCGTTTAACTGCTGGCGACACAACAAATACCAATACCGGTGCTAATCTCAACTCAGCAACTGTTGCAACCGCGACAGATAATGCAATAGGTGCAGGATCAGGTGGTGATCAACCTATAAT